AATCGGGGAGATGCTGAGCCAAAAAACGCCGACCGTGCAGAGCTGGAAAACCCGCGATCAGTGGGAGGCCATTGCGCCCATTTCTCGCGTGGAAACCAGCATGGAAGCGCGGCTGATCCAGCTCGTTATGAAGGACGTTAAAGAGGGGAAAGATTACAAAGAAATTGACCTGTTAGGCCGCCAGATTGAACGCCTGGCAAGGGTAAACCGGTACAGCATGACCGGCAGTGAGGCAGACTTAAATCCAAACGTTGCCAACCGCAACAAAGGCGAGCGCAAAGCGCCTGAAAAGAACGTGGTCAGTGATGCCGCCATTGAAAAGCTTAGCGATATCTTTATCGGTGAGTCTTTCGAATATCAGCGCGGCTGGCACCGCGCCGGACTCCAGCACCGGATCCGCAACATCCTCAAATCGCGCCAAATCGGGGCAACGTTCTATTTTGCCCGAGAGGCGTTTATAGATGCACTGACCACCGGCCGCAATCAGATTTTCCTGTCGGCCAGTAAGGCGCAGGCGCACGTCTTTAAAAACTACATTATCGACTTTGCCCGCCAGGTGGACGTCGATTTAAAAGGCGACCCGATTGTGCTGCCGAACGGTGCGCGCCTGATTTTCCTCGGTACCAACGTTCGCACTGCGCAAAGCTACACCGGGAATCTGTACCTGGACGAATATTTCTGGATCCCGAAATTCCAGGAACTGCGCAAAGTGGCTTCCGGCATGTCGCTGCATAAAAAATGGCGGAGCACCTATTTTTCTACGCCGTCCAGCCTGGCACACAGCGCCTATCCGTTTTGGTCAGGTGAGCTGTTCAACAAAGGGCGCCGCAATAAGTCCGACAGGATTGACCTGGATTTAACCCATGCGCACCTGTCGAAAGGCTCGCTGTGCGATGACGGCCAGTGGCGGCAGATTGTCACGGTAGAGGATGCACTGGACGGCGGCTGTAACCTGTTCGACCTGGATCAGCTGCAACTGGAATACAGCCCCGCCGAATACGACAACCTGCTGATGTGTGAATTTGTAGACGACCAGGCGTCTGTGTTCCCGTTCTCTGAATTACAGGGCTGCATGGTAGATAGCCTGGAGGAATGGGAGGATTTCGACCCGTACCTGGTTCGCCCGTTTGCATATCGCCCCGTCTGGATCGGTTATGACCCGTCGCACACCGGCGACAGCGCGGGCTGCGCGGTGATCGCACCACCGTCCGTGCCTGGGGGGAAATTTCGCGTGCTGGAACGTCACCAGTGGAAAGGCATGGACTTTGCCGCGCAGGCGAAAAGCATTGAAGATCTGACAAAACGGTTTGTCGTGGAATACATCGGCATTGATGCCACCGGCATCGGGCAAGGCGTATTCCAGCTTGTTCAGCAGTTCTTTCCGGCAGCCAGGGAGATCAGCTACAGCCCCGAAGTTAAAACCGGCCTGGTACTGAAAGCAAAAGACACCATCAACTCAGGCCGCCTGGAGTACGACACCGGCCACACCGATATCACCGCCTCGTTTATGGCAATCCGTAAAACCATGACCGCCAGCGGAAGCCGCGCGACCTACGTCGCCAGCCGCAGTGAAGAAGCCAGCCACGCAGACGTCGCGTGGGCAATCATGCACGCACTCGTCAACGAACCGCTGACCGCCGCCAACGGCGGGCAAAGTCCTAACATTTTGGAGTTTTACTAATGACATTCATTAAGGTAACACCTGCACAAATCGCGGCTTTACAGGCAAAAGTAACCACCGCTCTTTTCAGCTACCAGCGTAATTGGCTCAATGCCGGGCTATACCATCGCGACCGAATGATCACTAAAAGTCGACAGATTGGAGCTGACTGGACATTTTCACTTGAGGCTTTGATTGATGTCTTAACTACTGGCCGCAATCAATATTTCATTGCAGATACGCTGGAGTATGCGGAAAACGCGCGCGCTTACGTAGTTGCTCACCTCCAATCAGTGGGCATCAATGTTTCAGAACTACAGGATTTAACTTTTAGCGGCGGTGCCAAGATTGAATTTCTGAGCAATGATACGTATTTGGCAGGTAAACATGGCAACGCTTACTTTGCAGAATTTGCCTGGTCGGAGCATCTTTCCGACTTAGTCAGTAAATCCGGTTGTCTAGCCAAACATAAACGCTATCGCCGAACATATTACTCCTCCGTAAGTCTTTCATGTGAGGCGGCATGTTTATGGAAAGGAGCAAGTATCAAACCTGTTAATGAGCACCGATTTTTTTCCTTTGGGGGAGTAAAAGAAATTGACGGCATTTGGCGTCAAACGGTCACAATTGAAGATGCAATCAGTAGTGGCAGTACATTGTTCACCGTTGAAGAACTGATGAAAGAATATTCGCAATATGATTTTAACATGCTGTTTATGTGTAAATGGCCTGGTCTAGATACCGTTATGAGTGGTGAATATCATGGCTAAGCGCAAATTTCATAAAGCCTCTCAAACACTCACAGCACCCGCGCAACAAGGAACAGAGGTATTCAGCTTTGGCGATCCGACGCCAGTGCTTGACCGCCGAGAAATTCTTGATTACCTGGAATGTACAGGTAACGGGCGTTGGTACGAGCCGCCGATCAGCTTCGACGGACTGGCTCGCAGCGTGCGCGCAGCGGTTCACCACAGCAGCCCGATGTATGTTAAACGCAACATTCTCGCGTCAACGTTTATCGGGCACCCGCTGCTATCACAGCAGGAATTCAGTCGCTTTGCCCTGGACTTTCTGGTGTTTGGGAATTCGTATCTTGAGCAGATTGATAACCAGTTAAAGGAGCCGCTTCACTTTAAAGCCAGCCCCTCTAAATACACCCGTCGCGGCGTAGAGTCTGATGCTTACTGGTTTGTGCAGCCCGGACTGGACGCGCACCAGTTTGCACCTGGCAAGGTGTTTCATCTGATTGAACCGGATATTAATCAAGAACTGTACGGCCTGCCGGAATACCTCAGCGCATTAAACTCCGCCTGGCTAAACGAAGCGGCGACGCTGTTCCGCCGCAAGTACTATCAGAACGGCGCGCACGCTGGCTATATTCTCTATATGACAGACGCGTCTCAATCGAGCACCGACGTCGATAAAATGCGGCAGGCCATGAGAGACAGTAAGGGCTTAGGCAACTTCCGAAACCTGTTTATGTATGCGCCGAACGGAAAGAAAGACGGGATCCAGATTTTGCCGCTGAGTGAAGTCGCCACCAAAGATGATTTTTTCAACATCAAGAAATCAAGCCGCGACGACCTGCTGAGCGCTCACCGTGTGCCGCCGCAGATGATGGGCATCATCCCTGATAATGCGGGCGGGTTCGGCGACGTAGAAAAGGCGGCAAGCGTCTTTGTCCGTAACGAGTTAACGCCATTGCAGGAACGGATGAAAGAATTTAATGACTGGTTCGGGGAAGAGGTGATCACCTTCAAACCCTATACACTCACTTAATTTCAAAACAGTTTTTCATGCCCCGCCAGTCGGGGCTGTATTTTGGCCGTTCCATCCGTGCGTTAACCTCCTCCCACTCCCGCGAATGCTCCTCATAGCCATAGCTCAGGGCGGAATCAGCGGTATCAAAGAGCCGTTCAGGTTTTTGATACCAGCCCCGCTTTGGTTCATACCGCAGAATTTCAAAACCATTTTCAGCCGGTCTTATGAGGTAGGTATAGCCGCTGTAAAATTCCTGGTCTGTAAACCGAGGGATAGCCTCGCCTGGATCCAGGAAAATAAAAAGGGTTCCTATTCGAACTGTTCGCATCATTCACCTCACATCAAACCTAACCGCCTGTGCGGCATTCTGAGAGCATCGAAATATGGATGCGCTCTTACATGGATTTTCCTAAAAAATCGCCCAGCGTGCCGCAGGCGGTGCCATTTTTCTGGATCCAAATGCCCCCGCGCGCAATGCTATCCCCGCCTCGCCTGCCCGCTTTATAGGTCGCTTTTAATGCAGTTGCACGATCCTCTCGGATCCTTGCCAGCACTGGCGGGAGGCATAGTTTTTGACGACCCGATCGTCATGCAAATCAATGCACCTTATGCATGCACGACTTTAAATTTATTTATTAAGCTGAAACATTTCAGTATTCATCATCAGAAATGGACGCTGACGCAGTTGGCCGCATCGCTTCATCCTGGTCTAAAGCACGATCGGCAAATTCTGAAATCATCTCTAGTACCATATGGAATTCATCAGCTCTGCACTGCGCATCACGAGAAATATCAGCCATAAGCCGGATTTTTATCAGCGCAATTCTAAGCTCATGCGAGGAATCCATTGCTCACTCCTGAATTATAAGTACTGTGTATGTATACAGTACTATAAGATTATACCGAAAAAATTTCCAGTCTAATCATGGACTGACAACAAACTTGTCAGGATTGCTAGCCGTTCTGCACTACTTAAACCGGAGTAGTTAGCCTTCCATCTCTCAGCTTTTCGTTTAATCCTTTGTCGTTCCTGGTAGTTCGCTCCGGCGAATGTTGCGCAATATGCATCGCCTTCCGCAAAATTCATCCAGAGCTGTTCCGTCCTAACGCCTCCACGGGTCATTACCTGGAAACGGATACTGCGCCAATCTGCCAAAAGGGAATCGTAAAGTTCAGACGGATAACCGGATATCATGACTGCGGCAGGAATTTTTTTGAGCGCGTCGATCGGTTCAACGTGATTTTCGCGGGTGTACTCATGCCGGTAACGTGCCGAACTGGTTCGCGTTTCCGCTAGGTAAGGCGGATCCACATACAACAGCGGAGATTTAAAGCGGGAAAAATCAAAATTCTCTAAAAAATTTAGGATATCAGCGTTAACCAACTGAACATCATCACCAAAATTTTCTGATGCAGACGCCAGAGTGATGGGGTCAATATCGACACCAATATTTACCGGGGCAGCCGGTTTACGCGCCATGACTGCACCGCTGCCTAAATGCGTTTCAACATATAAATCATGCGGCGGCATCTGGCTGATTATTGCCTGATAAGCCCCGCTTGCCGCCTTGCTTCCTAAGTATCCCAAAATCCACTCCTGAAAATATCTGCAGTACAGTCAGATTTGACTGTGTTACCAGGTGCTGGCCAGAACAGTCAGATATGACTGTGCTCGATACGTATTATTCAAATTCAGCCCAATCCGTCAGCGGTTCAAAACTCATAACCAGATCACCAAAGCTGATTTTCGCCCCACGGCTCAGCGCTTCCAGCTCCCAGCGTTCAGCCGTTATGTTGTGTTTCATCAATTCGCGTTCGATTTCCGGTAAGCGCGCCCGTTCTTCTGTCGTCAATCTGGCCGACGGGGCAACATCACGGCCTTTTGTCGGGTCGAAACTGCGCTGCGCCTTGCCTACTCTCGGCGTTTCCTCACGTATACGTGCCACAATCGCCCTCACGGCGGCTGTGTCTGTCCAGTCAATTACTGGTTGGTTGGCAGAAATGATCGCTGTGGCGTCGCTCCCAGCCTGGCTATCATGCCCATTTGCGGCGGCTTTCTTTCCACCTAACCCACAGTTATTGACAGGACTCCGAGGCGCGCCGGAGGCGCTTTTTAAAGTCAAAACCTCAACGTCAACGGCAGAAGAAACGATGCGCCATTGTGTTGTACGGGTTTCGTAAACATGAGAATCGCCAAGGTGAGGCGCGAAAATGCCAACAACCTTTTTCACTTCTTCATCGTAGGCGTTCAGCTCAGCAGCTACGCGGCGAGCTACACGCACGGTCTGTTCGTCGCGGGGAATATTTGCGCCGCCCTGAGCTGTCATGTACGCCATAAAGTCACCGACATCAGCAGCAGCGCGAACTGCCTCCACTTCTTCATCAAAGGTTTCGGTCAGACTGATTGAGCGGATGCGGCGGCACTCACGGTAGGAACCCATGGTAGGCAGGCCGATAGGGTGAAACTGAGGGATCCGCCAGGTAGCAGCCCAGGCAGTAACAGCAGCAGCGGCGTCTGTTAGCAGCTCGCCGGTTTCATGGTCGCGCTCGCCTTCCAGCGCGTAACCATCGATATTTTTTGCGATGTATTTGGCAATGTATCCCGCAGCACCGCCACGGTTTAAATGTTTGCAGTCAAAGCGATTCTTTGCCGCGCCGCGTTCGTCGCCGTCTTCTCTCATGGCGTATTTGCGCATGATATCGATCACCGGCTGACGCATGGCGGGCTTAGTGAATAACATCATGTGCCAGTGCGGGGTCGCGTCGTGGTGTGGTTCCACCACCCGCATCCCGTAGACAGACAGA